GATGCAAAGTCGAATTTATCCTTTTGGATGGATAAAGCCGAGCAAGGTAGGGAATGTCGATTTAACGAATGGGCTGGTAAAGACGAGTCCGGCAAGAAGAATGGACCGGAGGCATTTCCTTGGAATGGAGCCAGTGATCTCGAAGCAAATCTAGTTAATCCATTAATCGATGGTGATGTGGCTTTATTATCTCAATCGTTATCACAGGCTAACCTCGTAGCCGCTCCCGTGGAGAGTGGAGACATTGGCTCGGCCAAAATGGTAAGCGAGTTTTTGAAGTGGCGGATGAACTCAATGACGGAACTCCCTCGGGAGGCCGCTATTGGTGCAAACTATTTACTGCAAAACGGACTTTGCTTTTTCGGAACATATTGGAAGCGTGAAACCACTCGAGTATTTAAAGATATAAGCCTCGAAGAAATCGCCCAAATGAGTCCCGAACTGGCAATGGCGATCCAAGATCCCGAGATGAAGGAGGGAGTCGAAGAAATGCTATTTCCGCTATTTCCTAATCTTAAAAAGCGAAGAGTCAGAAAGATGATTAATGAACTTCGCAGTAAGGGAGTATCAAAAGTCCCGACTGAGAAAGCTGTTGTTAATCGTCCCGCAGTTAAGGCTTATGAATTAGGACGGGAAATAATTATCGACTCAAATGTAATTGATTTAGAGTCTGCCAGGTCAATCCATTGCATCCACTATTACAGCCCCGAAGCACTCATGCAGAAGGTCAATGAGGGATGGGATAAGAAGTGGATCGAAGAAGTCCTCGAAAACTCGAAAGGCTTTTATGCAGATGAGAGTTATTCGACTGACCTCATGTCTTACGACTCCGGCAACTTTTACGGCACACAGAATTACGAAGGTATGGTTCGGGTAATTACAACCTATCGCAAAGAACTGGATGAAGACGATGTGCCAATCTGCACAATTACTTGCTGGGCGGACGAAGCGGAAGGGCATGGGTTTCACAGTCCGATGGAATATGATCAGGGCAGATATCCATTCGTTTGTATTACAAGAGAAAACCTCAATCACCGCCTACTTGATTCCCGAGGTTACCCTGAGCTTTTAAAGTCTTACCAACAGGCCGTGAAAACGGAACTCGACTCACGGCGTGACCGTGCATCAATGAGTACAATGCCAGCCGCAGAATATGTCGTTGGCCGGAAGCCCGAACGGATCGGACCGGGTGCGCAGATTCCAGTTCGCCGCCGTGGAGAATTTGGATTCGTAGAGATACCAAGATACTCACCGGCAAGCATGGAAGTGGAGATGCAGTTAAGGCAACTCGCAAACAAGATAACCGGTAGAGCAACATCCGCCGAAGACGCAGTTGAAGCAAACAGCATCCGCCAACACCTCGTTAATCAATGGCTCAATGGATTCAAACAGATTTTAAATCGGGTATGGTGTCTAGACAGGACTTATGGCGGACCGCAAATATGGTTTCGGGTGACGAATAACGAAGAAGGCGCTCAACTCATGCTTGATGAGACTGCGGAGGTTTACGATTTTAATATCACTTGGAACTCGATGAACCAGGACGAAGAGAAGGTTCTTCAGAAACTCGATACTGTTGGTAAATTAATGTCGCAGTATGACCGATCTGGTCAAGCTCGGTACGATGTTTACCTTCGTAAAGTGCTTGAGGCTATTGATCCTAATCTTGCGGGTCAATTGATCGCACCAGCGGAAGAGGCAACGGACAAAGAGATTAAGGAAACTTCTGCCGATATTGCTAAGATATTCTCGGGACAAGTGGTTAATGCACCACAGCAAGGGGTTAATTCCCAGCTTCGTCTGCAAGTTCTTCAGCAATACTTGCAAGGTACTCCCGAAGTGCCAGCGACTGATGTTCAAAATCGTATGCAAGAGGATGAAAACTTTGCAAAGAGACTTCAGACATATGCCGGTCAGCTCGAACAAATGGAAGCACAGAATCGCAACGCTCTAATTGGCCAGCTCGGGACTGCCCCCGGCAATGTACCAGGTACATCAGTAGCCGCTTAACTAAAATTCAATATGAGTTTATATAAAAATATCGCCAAGAAGAAGGCACGAATAAAAGCCGGATCAAAGGAACGAATGAGAAAGCCCGGAGCAAAAGGCGCACCTACCGCAAAGGCATTTAAGAAGGCGGCCAAAACTGCAAAAAAACGATGACATTAGGAGATGCAATAAACGGCCTTGGCGAACAAACCGAATGGCTCGTAATAAAGGACTTTATTAAAGAACAGAGAGATATGTGCTTAGTCGATTTTCAGGACTACACCCATGTTGATAATCCTCAAAAACTCGCCCGCCTTAGTGGTGAGATTGCTGGACTCACACGAATAATTGAAAGTTTAGAAAATGCCGAAAGAGACACTGACACCTCATCAGCAATTTAAAAACGAGCATCGGGCTTTGCTTAATCGCTGGCTCGAAGAGAGCGATATAGAGGACCATGATATGGCGAAGATAGCTTTAACAGACATCGAAGAGTGGATGGATGAAGAAGTGGTTGAGTTCGATTCTGACATCGCCCTGGATGACCTCGAAGAATAAAAAAGTCGGGTATATTTATGAACAGGCTTTTTTTACTGAAGCACTTCGCCGCGACTTAGATGTATTTACTCCCTTGGGGGACTATTTGCCAGTAGACTGCCTCGTCCAAAACATGGCTGGCAGAATTTACAAAATCCAAATTAAAGGAAGCTCCAAACCCTCTATATGTAGAAGAAAAGATGGAACTTTTGGTCGTTATAAAATCTCGACTAGTTATGGCCGAACGCATCGCACCTCTATTGATTGTACAAAGGTCGATGTAGTGGCCTGTTTTTGTGCCAAAATTGGAGTTTGGTATTTGATCCCGTGCTTGGAGATCAACAACGCAATTACAATAAGTCTATCGCCCGACAACCCCGATTCAAAAGGGAAGCACGAGAAATATTTAGAGAACTGGGACATATTTAAAACTGCCTGAATAATATTCCCGACCCCCTGTCATAATGGGATGTGGCGAACCATATCGGTCCGCAGATTAACGCAAGAGTGCGAACTTTAAACGCAGAATTATGGCAGATACAGTTACAACCGAGGCACCGGGTTCAACAGGAGCAGAAACACAAACGCAGGGAATTACCACTTTGGAAGAATTGACGGCATCGTTCGTTGAGAAAGTCGAAGAGGCTGAAACCCCACAGGAATCCGAGGTGACCGCCGAGTCCGAGACTCAGCCCACAGATACGGAAACCGACCAGGATCAAGATGTTCTTTTACAGTCTACCGAAACCGAGGAATCGGAGGAGGAAACGGAAGAGATAGCCGAAGAGGAGGAGTCAGAATCGGAAGAAGCTGAACCGCCCAAAGCTGTCGGCAAACTGCTTAAACAGGTTAATAAACTGACCGCCCGAGCAAAGTCAGCCGAAGAAACAGCCGAAGCGTTACAAGCCCAAATCGAGTCACTAAAGACAAGCCCTCAGAAGCAATCGGAACCGAGTCAGCCAGCTCTCGAAGAAGTCCAGGACTTTCAGTCATTGGAAACTCTTCGGAAGGAAGCAGTAGCCGCTAAGAAGTGGGCATTGCAAAATATTGGCCGTGATTATGTAGAATCCGGTGGGAAAGAATACAGCGATGACGATATCCGCAATATTCTAACTCAAGCCGAGGACTACTTATCGGAGAAAATCCCCGAACGGGCGCAATATCTCCAGTCAGCGGCACAGTGGCAACAGGATACGATCAATACTCATCCGTGGATTTCAGAAACAGTCGATACAGACCAAGCCGAAGAACGGAGATCCGTTTTAGGTCAGATCAAAAGTCAGTATGCAGACATTCTCAAATCCCTACCTAATGGTGATTTTGTAGCGGCAACACTCGTTCGAGGAGTTGAAGCGATTAAATCAGATCAGGCGGCCAAGTCGGCCAAACCGAAAGCCAAAAGGGTAGCCAAAGCACCTCCGACAACAATGGGCGATTCAAGTCCACCGGTACAAACCTCAGCCACTCGAAAGACTGCAAATAAACAGAAGATTTTGGGCAAGAAATCCCTCTCGGAAAACGATCTAGCCGCACTCTTTGCGGAATAAAATTTATAAAATCTTAAAATAAGGAATTACAGAATATGGCACAGGCAACAAGTTACTCAGTAACATCAACACAAGGGGCAAGAGAAAATTTAGAGAATGTTTTAAAAAGCGTTTCTCCAAAAGAATGCCCTCTTTACGCAACTCTCCCACAATCCGCCGCTCCCAAAGCGACATTAAACGAGTGGCTCGTAGACTCACTTTCCGATCCATCCCTCGCCGGACAAATCGATGGCGTTGACTATGGATTGAGCGATATGAACGATCTCGTAGCTTCAAGGGCTAGACTTGGTAATAGGGTTCAGACATTACAGGACCGATTCTCCATCTCAAAACAAGCTGAAATGATCGATGTAGCTCCTGGCGGGTCTTTATATGCCCAGTCAAAAGCGAAATCTCTTTTACAGCTTCGCCGCTCTATCGAAAGTGCAATCGCCGGTGGAAATGACCAGGTAGCTGGCTCTTCTACAGTCGGAAGTACCTTAGCGGGGTTGGGTGTATGGTCCGATCCCTCATTTCAGGGCAACACATTCGATACAAGTTTAAAGCAAAGTTTCCGTGCGGTAAGCGGTTCAAGGATTACCCTAGCCGGTATGACTGAATCCACATTTCGTGGAATGCTCCAAGCAGTTTACGAAGCAAGTGGAAGTAAGGGAAGTTTTAAACTTTTCGCTTCGACGGGAGTTATGAATGCGGTCACAGATTTCACGAGATCCACAACTGCAAGTGGTAACTTCAACTTCGACCAAGATGTATCCGATGGAAGCGTCCGTTTGAGTGTGGTAGATTATATCTCAGATTATGGCCAAATTTCAATTATACCGGATTTGTTTTTGGGGAAACAGACATCCAAAGCGATCACCGGTGCAACGAACGCAAGCCCAATCGTAATCACATCGAATGGTCACGGACTTACCAGTGGTGATTCTGTAGTGATCAGCGGAGTTCTTGGAAACACAGCGGCAAACGGTACAAAGACTGTTACTGTTGTAAACGCTAACACATTCTCAATTGGTACAGCCGGAAGCGGTGCTTATACTAGCGGAGGTGTTTTCGTAGATGCTCCAAATACTGACGAAGGAACAGTAAACACAGATCGTGCTTACTTAATTCCATCTGACGATACTCTTAGTCTTAAATTCTTGGAGGGTATAACTGTTCAGGATTTACCTGACAGCGGTGCTGGAAAAAGATCTATCACTGAAGCGATGTTGACTTTGCGTTGTGCAAATCCCCGCGCTTTAGGTTCAATAGTTTAGGTTTAGTTATAGTTATTAGTGTTATTTAGGGGAGGCCGGTTGGTAGTGGCCGGCCTCCCTTTTTTCTTTAAAATATGAGTCTCAACATAATAGTAAAAGGCGGTAAGAGAAGTGGAATGTCAGGCGATGAAATGGCAAGATACTTATCGAAAAAGGTGGAAGCGGAAGCCAAGCGAGAAAAAGCTGGTTATAAGCAAAGATCATTAGCCGCTCGCAAATACGGAAAGTCTGTTGGCGGAGGGAAGAACTTTCGAGCAGTCCGGTCCGTGGATGTTACTACTTACTTGAGGCATGAACTCGAACGGCCCGGCTGTATGTCCGATCCCGAGTATTCGAGGGATTTCGCCAAAAAAAATCCCGAAACGGTTATAGGCAGTTAACAATTAAAATTTAAAAATCATGGCAAATTACGCGACAGCAACTTACACCAATTTAAAATCAAGATTCCAAGCTTTGGCTGGACTCGAGAGCTTACAAACAACGGACGCAAGCTTCCTTCGTGACCTCGTTAACCGCAGAGCGCGACTCGCCCACGAAAGATATCCGTGGCCACAATTTACAGTTATTGGCGAATCTATAGCTATTGTAACCAGCGATGCCAATCGTCTCAGAGTTTACGGCACATCTAAAAAGACGGCCAACGATGCAAATGTTGTTTTCCGTATTCATAAAGCAGATCCAGGTAGCACTCGTTATCCCGAGGAGTACACTTTTTATACGGAGCTGGATTCGGGCGGATTTCCATCAGTTAAAATTATCGAGCCGACAACTTTAAATGGTATAAATCTTTTTGTAACTTATCGAAAGGACCTTCGTTCTGAAATTAACAGCGGATCGGCAACTACTGGTTATTATGGTGACGAAAGTGGAGACGAATCCAATGTCCCAAATTTTCTTTTAGATTACCTCGTCCAGGGGAGTTACGCCGATTTCCTTCGCGGAGACGGGCAGACATCGAAAGCACAGCAAGAGGAGCAAAATGCTGAAGCGATATTGATGCAAGAAATCGATATGGTCCGCGAACAAGGCCGTCAGTTTAGAAACGATATCCTTCAGTACCGCCCACCATCCCAATTTCAAAGGCACAACATTCAGGCGGGTGGGTCTCCAGTTAACCCTGGTATCGCAAATGTTCAGTAAATGCGAACCATCGATTTTACAGCTTTAGAAAAACGCTTCCAAATGGCGGCGGGACTGGCCACCTTAACCGAGGTGGATGAGTTCTTTTTCAAGCAAGCTGTGAATACTCGGGCAGACTTAGTTTGGTCACGAATAAAATGGCCGGAGCTTCAGACATTAGTGGAAAAGACAGTAGCGGCAACCACATCGCCAATAGCCGCCGATAAAGCGGTTCAAATCGATAATGCGGTGGATGTTCAAGATGTTTTTAAAGTATACAATAAAAATCCGCTCACTGACCGCTCGGCCATACTTATCGATTTTCAATTAATTAATGGGTATGTCGTTTTGCCCGCCAATTCGACACAAAGTTCAATCTTTATAATGGGAAATTTAGTCCGACCTGAGTATGGGAAAGAATCGGGCGAGGAGCAAAATATACCGATGTTCTTAATGAACTACCTAGTTGCCGGATGCCTATCTGATTTTCTAAGGGGAGACGGGCAGACGGAAAAAGCAATGCAAGAAGAGCAACGGGCCGAGGAATATTTAGCCTTAGAAATGGATAAAGCCGAACGCATTGAGTCGCAAAATAAAATAACTTTTAACACCTATCCGAGCTATTCGTTCGGAGTTAACATTTTAACCACATCATAATTATGGGAATCTCAGCAATAAATGTAAACAACAGCATGGGAGCCAATGGTTCTGCCTATGTCAACGATACCGCAACAAAAACAAACGGCACATCGGGATGGACAGCGATCCAGTTTACCGAGGACTCAGTCCTTGCCAGTTTAGTCGGCAAAATGGATGACTCAGCCGACTTAATTTCCGATGCAGTTACCTTCGCCGCCGGGCAAGTATTGTATGTACCTTGCACATCGGTTTCGCTCACTTCGGGGGCTTGCATTCTCTATAAAGGATAAGCGATGCCGGATCTCGCACTAGGCTTAATGATAGGGGAGGGCGATGCAGATTCGCACATCCCCCCCATCGGAGTCGATGGTGCATTACAGGCAGAAAGTGGACCGTATTTAAACACTGAGGATGGAAGCATTTTAGCATTCGATTAAAGGAAAATAAAAAATGGCAAACAAGAAAATTTCAGCATTAGACCCACTCGGAACAACGCCAGCCGCTGGGGATATTATCCCAATCACCGATGTCAGCGGTACACCGACTACTAAGAGCGTGACAGTCGCAAACCTAATGTTGGCGGCTCCGGTGCAAAGTGTAAACTCAACGAATGTAACTGCGGCTGGAGCGTTGATGGATAGCGAGGTTACTAACCTAGCCCAAGTAAAAGCATTTGATTCGTCTGCCTACGCAACAGCGG